CGTTACGGCGTAACGAGGCGCCCCAGGAGGCACCCCGCCGCCCCGCCAGCAACCCGCCACCCGCCCTGGCGCGTGACGAACGGGCCGAATCGGCCGGTTTCGCCCCCGTCGGCGACCACATAGCGGAGGCGTTACGGGCGAACAGCCGTAACGGGTTACGCGAAAGCGTCACGCGTGACGTAACAGTTACGCAGGCAGAGGCAGAAGGCAGAGGAAGAAAGAACACCACTCGCGTAGATGCCTCACCAGCTACGGAGGGAGCACCGTTCGCCGTAACGCCGAACGCACGCACGAATGGGGCGGACCAGACGCCGGACCAGGACCCGAACGACGCCCGCGGCTGGCAGGCCTGCCGGGAGGCCTACCCCGGCGCCCCGCGCTCCGACTGGATCACCGCCGAGCACGCCGCCCGCCAGGCCGTCGCCACCGGCCGGGCCACCTGGTCCGAGCTCCTGGCCGGCGTCACCCGGTACCGCGACCATTGCGCCCGCACCGGCCGCCTGGTCGCCAACCCCGCCCGCTGGTTCGGCGCCCACGACGAGCCCTGGAAGGCGCCCTGGACCGTGCCCACCAACGGGCCCGCGCCACCCCCGCCGCCGGACCCGCTCGTCATGCGCATCCGCGACCTGGTCAGCCACGTCCGGCCGCCCGGCATCACCGACGCCGCCAACGCCCAGCTGCGCAGCGCCGCCATCGAGCTCGAGCAGGACGCCCGCCGCCACGCCGAGCCCCTCGCCTGGCTCACCGCCAACACCCCCGACGCCATCCGCCGCCTCACCGCGGCCACCACCCGAAAGGACTGACAGCCATGCCCCTGCACATAACCCGCCGCGTCGCCCTGCTGGGCAACGGCATCAACACCCGCGCCGAGCGCCACGGCGAGGAGCACGTCGCCGCCCTGGACATCCCCGTCGCCGGCATCATGCTCGCCGCCGCCGAGCTCGCGACCATCCTCCGCTGCGACGACGCGGTGTCCCGCCTGTTCCGGGAAGTGGGCCCGGTCGGCTCGCGCACCTGGGAGCCCGCGTTCCCGCTGCTCCGCGCCCAGCGCGTCAACGGCAAGGCCAAGGGCGCCGCCGTCACCGTCTGGCTCCTGGACCTCGCCAACGAGCCCATCAAGCTCGCCGACTGCACCCTGGCGAAGCTCATCCTCACCCCGCTCCCCGGCGGCTACACGGAGCTCGCGCTCACCGTCCAGACGGAAACCGGCCCCATCCCGGCGCCGTCCCTGGCCGCCCTCCTGGACCGCCTGGGCGCCCAAATCGAAATCGCCATCGAGGCGCCGGATTACTTCGACCAGCGCGAGCTCCCGCTCGAACCGGGCCCGGGCACCCTGGCCGAGGACCAGGACGACGGGTGGCCGACGTGAGGCCGCGCCGCATGGGGCCCACCCAGGTTCGGGTCCGCGTCGTGTTCCATGCCCGCAAGGGCTGGTGGTTCTGGCAAATCGAGCGCATGCGCGGCGTGCCCAGGACCGACCCGGTGCTGGCCTGGAGCGACGGCTGGCCGACCAGGAAGGCGTGCTTGCGCCACCTGAACCTGGTCACCGGCCTGGGCGGGCACGTCCTGGACAGCCCGCCGCGCCCTGGCAACGCCGGGCTCCGCTGGCGGGCCGTGTTGCCGGCGACCGCTGGCGCGCCCGAGAGCCCGCCGGAATTGGTCCGGGTAGGCAGCGCGTGAGCCGCCGCTCCGGCAGCGAGCTCGAGGACCTGTTCGCGTTCCAGGTGCGCGCCTACCGGCTGCCGCCGGTGACCCGGGAATGGCGGTTCGCCCAGGCGCTCGGCCGCCAATGGCGCATCGACTTCGCCTGGCCGGAGCTCCTCGTCGGGGTCGAAATCGAAGGCTTCGTCGTGTCGAAGTCTGGCGCGACCGGGGGCCGGCACGCGACCATCCAGGGCATCCGCGGCGACCTGGAGAAATACAACGCCGCGGCGGAGCTCGGCATCACCCTGCTCCGCTACGAGTCTACGGCGATCCGCAAGGGCATCGCCATCAACCAGGTGCAGCGGGTACTGCACCGAAGGAGGAACCATGGCAGCGAAACGAATCAGTCAGCGGCAGGCGCGGAGTCCGCATCATGAGCCCCGATGAGGCGGTGGCCCGCGACCTGGGCCTAGTGCCGGCGTGCGAACTCGCCTACCCGAAGGCCTGGCGCGACGGCGACGACATCGTGGCCCTGGACGGCGACCTCCGGGAGTACCTGCTCCAGGACGCGCTCTGCACGCGCATCATCCGGCACTACCGGCTTAACGTGCAGCCAGGCGGCGCGCCGGGCCGGTGGATCGTCTCGTCACGCAACCACGACTCCATGGGCGGGATGCTCGAGGCCCGCGTGCTCGCGGTCGCCACCCGCGAAGCGATGGACCAGCGGCACGGAGAACCGACATGACCAGGAAGCACGACGACTCGCAGACGCAATGCCAGGTGATCCTGGGCTACCTGCGCCGCGGCCATCACCTGACCGCGCTGACGGCGATGAACGCCTGGGGCATCTTCCGACTCGCGGCGCGCGTGCATGAGCTCCGCCAGGCCGGCCACCCGATCCGCATGACGATGGTGCGGAACCCGGCGGGCACGAAGTCCTACGCCTCCTACTGGCTGCCTGGCCGTGGTTGAGTGGGAGGAGCGCCAGCGGTACTACCAGCGGAGCCGGTGCGGCCGGTTCAGCGTGGCCGCGTATCGCAGCCCGGTGCGCCCGTCGTTCATCCTGTGGCGCCTGGACGGCGAGAAGCGGATCATCCTGGGGCGCTATGATCGCGCGGAGAAAGCGCGGGCCGCGGCCGAGGACCATGCCAAGTGACGGACCCGAAGGACGGCGAGCTCCTGCCGCGCACCCCGCCGGAGCTCGAGGAGCACGCGGAAACCACGGAGGACTACGAGTCCGGGAAACGGCCCTACCTCCGGCTCGACACCCTCCGCATGGTGCGGAAGGAAATGGCCCGCGTGTACCGCAGCGTGGCGCGCAATGGCATGCGGCCCGAGGAGGGCACGCGGCGCATCTACATGCTCGAGCGCATCCAGAAGAACATCGAGGCCGAGCTCACGCTCGGGCGGACACCGACCGATGACGGAACAGCCAAGGCCAGCGAGGATGACGCTCGCGGGGTATCCCGCGCTCGCGAGCTCATTGCGCGCATTGCCGACGGAGGATTTTCGGACGGTGGTGCGGTGGCTGGCGCGGACCGACCTGTATTTCCTGCTTCGGTACCTGCTGGACCGGAAGGACCTGGAGAGCCCGTGGCTCCTGGCCCGGTGCCAGGAAGTCCAGGAGAACCCTGACGGATACCTGGATCTGTGGGCCCGCGGCCACTACAAGTCCACCATCATCACCTTCGGCAAGACGCTCCAGGACATCCTGGCGAGCCACGGCGAGGACCCGCTGCCGCAGTTCGGCGGGCTCGAGCTCACGTTCGGGATATTCAGCCACACGCGCCCCATCGCCAAGGCGTTCCTGCGCCAAATCAAGCTCGAGCTCGAGGGCAACCGGCTCCTGCGCGACCTGTTCCCAGACGTGTTGTTCGAGAACCCCGAGCGCCAGGCGCCGACCTGGTCGGAGGACGCGGGCCTGGTCGTGCGCCGGCGCTCCAACCCCAAGGAGGCGACCGTCGAAGCCTGGGGCATGGTGGACGGCCAGCCGACCGGCAAGCACTTCAACGTGCTGCTGTGGGACGACGTGGTGACCCTGGCGTCCGTCACGTCCCCGGAGATGATCCGCAAGACGACGGAGGCCTGGGAGCTCTCGCTCAACCTGGGCGACCGCCGGCCCCGGAAGCGGATGATCGGCACCCGGTATCACTTCGCGGACACCTACCGGGAAGTGATGAAGCGCCAGGCCGCGGTGCCGCGCTTGCACCCGGCAACGGCCGACGGCACCCTCACCGGGCCGCCCGTGTTCCTCACCGCCGAGGAGCTCGCGCAGAAGCTCCGCGACATGGGCCCCTACGCCGGTAGCTCGCAGATGCTCCTGAACCCCATCGCCGACTCGAAGCAGTCGTTCAAGCGCGAGTGGCTTGAGCGCCGCTACACCGATGCGTCCAACTGGCGCGCGATGAACCGGGCCCTGCTCTGCGACCCGGCCAACGACAAGAAGAAAACCAGCGACTACACCGCCATGTGCGTCGTCGGCAAGGCGCCCGACGGCAACCTGTACCTGCTCGATGCCCTGCGCGACCGCCTGGGCCTGACGGAGCGCGCCGACGCGTTCATGGACATGCACCGGCGCTGGAAGCCGATGGTGGCCGGCTACGAGCAGTACGGCGTGCAGGCCGACATCGACCACATCCGCTACATCCAGGAGCGCAAGAACTACCGCTTCGACATCGTGGAGCTCGGCGGCAAGCTGTCGAAGGTGGACCGGGTCAACCGGCTCATCCCGGTGGCGTCCTCCGGCCGGCTGTACCTGCCCGAAACGATGTACCGGACCCAGGCCGACGGCGTCGTGGTGGAGCTCGTTCAGGTGCTCATCGAGGAGGAGCTCCTGCCCTGGCCGGTGCCGGTACATGACGACCTGGCGGACGCCCTGTCCCGGGTGTTCGACGTGGACGACTGGCTGCCCTGGCCGCTCAACCCCGAGGCCGAGGGCCCGCCACCCCAGGCCGGCACCCGCTACAATCGGGCCCGGCGCACTTCCTGGATGGCTGGATGATGAAACCCATGACCGGCGACGATGCGGCCCCGCTGCTGGACGCGGAAACCCGCGCGTCCATCACCCCGGACCAGGCCAAGCCAACGGACGATGAGCAGCTGTGGCGCGGGCAGGTGATGGCCGACTTCCGGGCCCGCCTGGCCCGGTCCAAGGCGCACCAGGGCGACTGGCGCCAGGAGGCCGCCGCGCTCTACGACCTCAAGGCCGGCCGGCAATGGGACCCGATGGACCGCAAGCAGCTGGAGGACGAGCTCCGGCCGGTCGTCACGTTCAACGTGGCCGGCAAGTTCCTGGACGCCGTCGAAGGCCTGCAAATCAACAACCGCCAGGAAGTCCGCTACTACCCGCGCGAGCTCGGCGACGCGCAGGCCAACGAGCTCCTCACCGGCGCGGTCGCCTGGGCGCGCGACCTGTGCGACCTTGAGGACGAGGAGTCCGACGCATTCGGCGACGCCATCCTCACGGGCATGGGCTGGATCGAGTGCTACCTGGACAAGAACAACGAGCCGCCCGGGATGCCGTGCGGTGAGCGCCGCGACCCGCTCGAAATGTATTGGGACCCGGGCGCCCGCAAGAAGAACCTGAGCGACGGCCAGTACGTCATCCGCATCCGGTACATGACTCGCGACGAGTACGCGGCGGAGTTCGGTGAGGCCATGCCGCTCGCCACCTTCGACGCGGCCGACATCGGCAACGACGAGGACCCGCTTCAGCAGCTTGCCGAGCGCCCGGAGGACTACGGCACCGGCTCGCGCTCGCCAGGCCTGACGGTCCGCCAGGGCCGCACGCCGGTCGCGCACTACGAATTCTGGCGCCTCGAGAAGCGCATGCGGGTCGAAATCCAGGGCGCCCCGCCGGAGTACCAGCTGCCGCCCATGTCCGAGCTCAGGGAAGCCGACTGGGCCAACATCGAGCCGCTCCTGCAAGGCCTGGCCCCGATGGGCGTCACCTACCGGGCCGCGCGCCTGGACCGCCGCGTCTACTACCGGGCGTTCATCGCCCCCGACGGGCTGCGCGAGCTTGAGGAATCGCCGTACCAGCGCGGCTTCACCTTCCACGCCATCACCGGCAAGCGCGACCGCAACAGCAACCTGTGGTACGGCATCGGCCGCGCCATCGTGGACCCGCAGAAGTGGGTCAACAAGTTCTTCAGTTCGCTGCTCTACCAGGTGATGACGAACGCCAAGGGCGGCCTCCTGGCCGAGGAGGGCGCGTTCGCCGACCCGCGCAAGGCGGAGTCCGAATGGGCGAAGCCAAACAGCATCGTCTACGTCCGACCGGGCACCCTGGTGCAGGGCAAAATCCAGCAGAAGGACCCGGCCCGGTACCCGGAGGGCATGGACCGGCTCATGCAGTTCGCGCTCTCGGCGCTGCCGGAAACCAGCGGCCTCAACATGGAGCTCCTGGGCCTGGCGGACCGCGTGCAGGCGGGCGTCGTGGAGGCGCAGCGGAAGCAGTCGGCCATGGCGATCATCGCGTGGGCGTTCGATGCGATGCGCCGCTACTACCGGACCATGGGCCGGCAGATGGCGACCTACCTGATTGACTACGTCCCGGAGCAAACCCTGGTCCGGGTGAACGGCGAGCAGGGCGCGCAGTACGTCCCGCTGCTCAAGGACAAGCTCACGCTCACCTTCGACGTGATCGTGGACGAGGCGCCGACCAGCACCAACATGAAGGAGCGCGTGTGGGCGCTCCTCGAGAACCTTATCCCGGGCCTGCTTCAGGCGGGCATCGCGGTGCCGCCGGACGTGCTCGATTACGCGCCGATCCCGACCGACCTCCAGCAGAAGTGGAAGCAGCTGATTACCGGCGACGAGCAGGCCCAGCAGAAGCGCCAGGAGCAGGAGCAGATGCAGCGCGAGCAATTCCTGGCGGAAATCCGTAACATCGTGGCCCAGGCCACGCAGCGCGAGGCGGACGCCGCGCTCAAGCAGGCACAGACGACCAAGACCGCCGCCGAGGCCGGCGCCACCATGGCGGGCCAGGACGGGGGCAACCGGGGGATGATGTGATGACCGACCCGAACGACGAGTTTTTCGGTGACCTGGACCGCACGGACCAGGAGCCATTCAGCGGCGGCGACCAGCCGACCGCGCCGACCCCCGAACCCGCGCCGGCACCGGCCGCCCCTCCTGCCGCTGTCACGGGCGGGGCGCCGGACCCAGGCGGGCCCCCCGCTGGAGGCAGCGCGCCGGCCGCGGCCCCCGGCACCCCGCCGGAGGGTACCGGCCAGGCGCCAGCTGCCTCGGCCGCCGCACCGCCGACGGTCCCCGTGGCCGCCCTCGTCGCGGAGCGCAAGCAGTTCCAGGCCGAGCTCGCGGCGCGCGACCAGCGCCTCGCCGACCTTGAGGCCCGGCTCGCGGCGGTCGGCCCGGCACCGGCGCCCGCCGGCCAGGAGCCGCCGGCCCGGCCCGACTTCATCGAGGACCCCCAGGGCTACGTCGATGGCAGCATCAAGCCGGTCCTGGAGAAGCTCGAGAAGCTCGAGAAGGCGAGCACGACGACGGCCGAGCAGCTGGAGCAGGAGCGCGCCCTCACCCAGTTCGTGACTCAGGTGCAGACGGCCGAGCAGCAGTTCGCCGCGACGGCGCCCGACTACCACGACGCGCTTAACCACGTCCGCCAGGTGCGGCTGGACCAGCTGCGGCTGGTGGCCCCGCCCGACACGCCGGACGACGCGCTTATCCAAGTGGTCGCGCGCGAGGAGCTCCAGTTCGCCCAGGCGAACCTAGCCGCCGGTCGCAACCCGGCCGAGCAGGCCTACAAGTTCGCGCGCACGGTCGGCTACCAGCCGCGGCAGCAGCCGCAGCCCGGCCAGGATGCGGCGGCGGCACCCGTCATCCCGCAGTTTCCGGCCCAGGCCGGCCCGAATGCTGCGGCGGCGTCCCGCACCCTGGGCGCCGGCGGCGGAGCTCCGGCCAACGCCGATCCGACCAACGACGGCCTGGGCGACGGGCTCGATGTCCTTGACGTGGCCTTGCGCGAACGATTCGGGCGGGCGTAGGATCGCCCGCAACGGCTCGCTGGCCCGACTGTCAGCGTTTCGGGGAGCACCCACCCGACACCCAGGGGCAGGTTTCGCGGCACCGATCAAAGCCCGCGCTACGCGGCGCCACCGGCGAGACTGGCGGCAGCAATCGCGCCCTCGGGCGCACGACCTAACCGCGTCATTTTCTGGAGGCATCCGCCATGGCGGGCACCGATTTCCCAGTCAATCATCCGTTGGCCGTCAAGCATTGGTCCAACGACCTCATGAAGGAGGCGCTCAAGCGCACCGTCGCCCTGCCGTTCATCGGCAAGGACGCCAACTCCATCGTGCAGCTAAAGACCGAGCTCAACAAGGCCGCGGGCGACCGCGTCCGGTTCGGCATCCGCCAGCAGCTGACCGGCGCCGGCATCCAGGGCGATGGCACCCTTGAGGGCAACGAGGAGGCGCTGGAGACGTTCAGCCAGGACGTGTTCATCGACCAGCTGCGCCACGCGGTCCGGTCGGCCGGCAAGATGTCGGAGCAGCGCGTCCCCTGGTCGATGCGT